AACAAATTTACAAGAACATTTGAAAATCAAGAATCTATTGTAGGAGACCCATTGGTAAGAGAAAATATAAATTTTATAACAGGAAGTGGTACATTAACATTAAATGGTCCTATAAAATATACTGGGACTGCTGCGACTATCCCGGCATTTGCTAGTTTAATTTTCTTCAATAATTTTATATTAAATATAAATGATGTTAAAACTTTGGCACAACCACTTTATAGTGCAATGGAAGGTCCGTTTTTATCTATAATGCACCACTTTAATTATTGTTTAAGAAATAATTTATTTAATAATTAGGGTCTTGAACAACGCTTATGGGGTGTACAGGAAGGAATTGATAACACTAACCCTAATAACTATTTTAGATTCCTTCCATCTGCTTCAACATTACCTCAATATGAAGATAATAATATACCATTTTTAATAGAAAGAGGTGATGAAATTAGAACAACCTATACTTCAGGATCTGTTACTATCACACAGGATTTTAGTGTTACAGATGTTGGATTTACAGATTATGCTTCAGGGTCTGTAGATAATACTTTTAGATTTTTTTCAAATCTTGCTGCTGGTACAACAGGATCATTTACTGTAATTTCCAATCCTAATAAATTTGCTACAGGATCTGTAGCGACTAGACAGTATAATAAAATATCAGTTTATCCTGATCCATCAACATTAGCAATTCCTATACCTAATGGAAGTGTTAAACAATATACTGTTAGAAGAAGAAAAAATGCTGATAATACAGTAAATGCAATTTCTTCACCTCTTGCAGGAACCAATGGAGCAGAAACATATTCAGGTGGTGGGTATATTATACCAAATGATTTAACAGTAACTCAAAAAAGAAATGTCCAAACTTTAATAACTCAGTTAAAAGCTAAAAATAACTTTAGAAATGATGATACTGAATAAAGAAACTTGGATAAAAATTAAAAAAATCGTATATTTATAACTAAAACAATAATTCAACAATGGGATATTTAAATAATCAAATAGTAACAATTGATGCCATCCTTACCAAAAAAGGTAGAGAGCTTCTAGCTAAAGGTGATGGTACATTCAATATTACTCAATTTGCTCTAGGAGATGATGAAATCGATTATACTCTATACAATCCAACACAACCATCAGGTTCTGCATTTTATGGAGAAGCAATTGAAAACATGCCTCTTTTAGAAGCATTTCCGGATGAAACACAAATGCTAAAATATAAATTGGCTACTTTACCTCGTGGTACAGCTAAAATGCCTATTATTTCATTAGGATTAACAAGTGTAATACTTAAACAAACAGCACAAACATCAATAACACCACAAACTCTAAATTACTTAGATAATAATAGCACTACAGAACCTTCAGGTTATGTGTTTACTATTTCAGATGTTAGATTGATGAGTGCATTTACTGCTACAGGAGTTGATTCAGCAGCTGCACAAGCTTTAAACACAACAAGTCCAACAATAACCAACGGTACAAACGTTTCAAGAACGAGTATAGGAACTACACTATCATTGCGAGCAACCGGAGTAAATACATTATTTGGTTCTCAAACCGCTTTATATGCGACATTAAATGTAATTGGTAGAGATAGTGGAGCAAGATTACAAGTACCAGTTATTGTAAATAAAACAACAACATAAAAAATATATAAAACATGGGATTTAAAAGACTCGATCCAGAAGATTTAGTATTAAGTAATGAGGCTGTAACAACTGCAGCTTGGAGTAATAATACTCCTACTTTAACATCATTTTTTACATCTTCAGCACAAGCCGGAGCTGCAAGTAGTACATCAGAATTTTACTTTGATATTTACCAAACAGCATCAGGTGATACTTCAGCTGCTGTTCAATTTGGAATTGCATATTGTGATGTAGATGGTAGTGGTAGTACTTTTTATAATCCTCTTGTAACTGGTGCTTCTCCAACAAGAACAAATTATGGTCAATACCGTACTTTGATTTTAGGGGATGAAAATGCTTCATTTACATTTGGTAATCAAACATCTGAATATTTTTATGCTCTTAATATAGAAAGAGCACGTTATAAAGAATCATTACTACCAGGAACAATGACACTTAATATTTCGGGATCACAAGGACGCCAGGTACTTACAGATGATAGTGGGTTAGGTGGAGCTGTTACATTTACAGATGCAGGTAGAAGATTTAATTTAGTTTCAGGTTCAGCTGGGTCTGTCTATACAACTACAGAAGCTAATGGTTGGACTGCTAATTCAGGATCATATGGTTGGTTTTTACCTGATGTAGGTTTAATTTTATTAAATGGTGAAGCATTAGATGGACCTTTTGCAGGGGGTGGGGTTGCTTTAGCAACATCTCGTAATCCTAATACTGCAGATTATAATCCAAGAAAACTTTTTAATTCATTTAATTTAGCTGGAAATAGTAATTATGGTTTTACCCTTAACTCAAAAGAAACATTATCATCTGATTTTGTTTTTGTAAGAGCAAGAAATCAAGAATTTAACTATTCTGAAAATCCATCATTTATATCAGG